TAATTACCACGATCACTATCTTCATTATCAACGTCTTCGTCTACACGGGACGGTGCTGACTTTTGACCCAGAACCATCTTCAGACGATTCTCCAGTTGTTCGTAAGACTTGAACTGGTCATCAGCAGTTAGTGCAGACAAAGAATACTGCTTCTTCCACAGTGCTTCTAGTGCATCGTCATCATCCAACAGTGCCGAAGGACGATCAAATTCAGAAGCATCATAGTTCCAGTAACCATCTTTCTTCTTCAGTTTCAGTTTGAAGTTTGCACCCTGCCAGAAATCAAAAGGATTGATAGCAGTTTCATCTTCAAACTCAGGTTGCATTGCTTCCATGATCTTATCAAAGATCTTCTTACCGAATTTGTAAAGGAAGACTTGACCTTCATTCTGTGGATTTGCTTTGTCCTGCACAACATAGATGTTGGCATAGTAAGACAGTTTACGCTTCTGCTTACGGACAGTTTCTTTATCAGAATCAATACCACTGTTCCACAATTCACGGTTGTATTCAGATACAGGATCTTTACCACCATTTGTAGTCAGTGAATTTTCAATATACCATCCACCAGGACCTTGGAATGCATGTGAATACATCTTTGCCCAAGGCAGTTCTTCACTATCAGGTGCAGGCAGGAAACGAATAACGGCATAACCATTGCCGGTCTTATCCATTTCTGGTTTCCAGAGACGATCGTCTCCCCCACCACCAGTATTATTCATCTTTTCCACTTCCTTGACTAGTTTAGAAGTCAAAGAACCAAGATTGGATTGCTTTTTAAGATTTGCGAATGACATTCGGATTACCTCGTATTAGTTTAGATTTGGCTTGTGTGTACTTCGTTATTCTACACATCAGTTCCATCTTCGTCAATCTTTTGACGCATTGCTTGAAGAATGGTCTCCATATTTTTGAAGACTGTTCTGATGTCAACATGAGATGGAAGACCTACCATATTGGCAGACTCTGCAATTTTATCTCTCATTTGTTTTGCTTCTGGATCATCAGACAAACTCAGTCGGGTATAAAGAATTTGTTGCTTATTTAAAAGTTTTTCCAGAAGTGCAACATGAAAAAGTTTTTCTTCTCTCGACATTGAGGGGAACCTGAAGACGTTTTGGTAAACGTCTTCTTGCAGTTCACTAATTTCAGTCATCTCTGCGCGGACAACTTCTGATTCAAAGAAACTCATTTTTTCCCCAATACAACATTTTTGAGAACTTTTTTATAACGAAATACATCTATATGTAGGAAGGGAGAATATTTTCTCATTCTCAAACTTACGGTTTCCCACACAGGGTCTTGAATATTTTTATCAAACTCCTGACGGAATCCAAATATTTTATCCAAAATAACCATCGTCTCGATGGAAGTATCCCCACTTAAATAACTTTTCAAGATAAGTGGATGACCTTTCTTACTTACAAATACCCTATCAATATCTTTGGAATCAAAAATATTTTCTACTTCTTCTTTAAAAATATAAGAAAGTGATTGTGTTCTTTTTTTCCAATCAGTATACCTATCTTCGCCTTCACGGATCATTTCTCCTATCCAAAGCTTACTTGGATCAGTGCAGGTAATAAAATTTGAAATAAAAAATTCTTCTACTTCTTTATCTTTTTTGTTTCTTGCTAGTTTTTCAAACCAAAATCTGTCTTTTCTTTTATAAAAAGATTGAACAGTTGCTCGACTTTTACCACAGTATTTGTGATAATCATACTTGTCTTTTGTAAAATGATTTTTCATTGACAAGTAACATTTATAAGCATCAAAGGGCATCATTCATCAAATGGGTAGTTTCGCTCTAGAACTCCTTTTTAAAAAGTTTAATTCCGTTGCTTCATACTTAATTTTTTCTTTCAAAGGTTTAGAAATCAGTTTGGGAACTGACTCTAATTCTATGCTATTCTTTTCGCAGAAGTGAATAATAGCATCAATATAATTCATATCATTATTAATATGAACCAATTGTTCAATTTCTTGTGCAAATTTGGAGGGACAGAAAAACTTTTTTTGTAATTCTTTTTCTAGTTCATTCTCCATTCTCTGACCTAGTATTGTGATGTACAAATTCTTTAATATACCTGACTAATAATTTAATATAGTCCCCTTTGTTGCGTTTGTCAAATACTTTGACTTCACCATTAGGAGTAACCATAAGAGTAATTAGTTTCTTGACCGGAATTCCAGTTAGTTCATAGTACGCAGAAGCATAGAACATCTCTTGAACAAAATAGTTTTCCAACCATTCCTCAGGTTTAATCTTTTCAGATGTTTTAAAATCAATGACTGCAAGTTCCCCTTCGTATTCTGCAATGCAGTCTACACGTCCAGCCAGTCCAAGATACTCAGAATAAAGAGTCCTTTCAATAGCGTGAATATTATTTATCTTCTCAAGATATGGGCGAGCATGATGAAACATGAATCTTGTTAAGGGACGAAATTGGTCCCAATCAATTTCCTGATTCCTCATGTGCAATTCAACTGCTTCATGGAAATCTGTACCACGAGCAGTTGCTTTCTTTGTAATTCTATTTGCTTCTTCAACACCAACTCGTTTGCGCCAATTCACAAAAATCTGTCGATTATAGAAAGATGTTACAGACGTAATAGAAGGCACCCACTGTCCATCAGGAAGATTATACAGTCGAATACCATTAGTTTCTTTTTTGTTTAATTCAAGATCACCGAGATAATTATGATGAATAAATGTCATAGATTCAATTCTGCTTTTGCAATTAAATATTCTTTACACAATCCTGAACGTACAATATCTTCTACACCAAATTCAATGACTTCCATAGATGGCATGACATTTAGAATTCGCATAAAATCAATGATACCATTCTTTTCATTGGTTTTTACAAGATCAGTTTGAGTGGCATCACCACAGAACATAATCTTTGTATTTTCACCAACACGGGTAATGATACTATCAAGTTCATGAAAATTCAAGTTTTGAAATTCATCAACCAGAATGATTGCATTATCCAAAGTAGTTCCACGAATAAAACTTGTGGACCAGAAACTGATAGTTCCTTGTGTTTTTAAGTTTCCGTACAGCATTTCAAATGCAGAATCATCTGGCATTTCAAACATGTACTTCACCATATTCTTATATGGAATTTGATAGAGTGAAGATTTATCTTCATGATCTCCAGGAAGGAATCCAATCTCCCTAGTAGCAACCAATGAACGAACAATATAAATCTTCTCATAAGGAGAGCGTTCATCTAGAACATCCCTAAGAGCATTGTAAAGTGTAATAAAAGTTTTTCCAGTACCAGCAGCACCATAGGCAACAATGTTCTGGTCATCCTTGTAAGCACTGTATAATGTTTCTTGATTCTCCGTAAGCGGATCAACCGTTCTCATCAAATCAGAATTGATTGGTTTTTTACGTTTCATTTGCTTATTGCTCATCCCAAATGGAACAGGATTTGTAGTCTTCTTTCTAGGCATTTAATAAATTCAAACAGGTTTTACTCGAGATCCAGGTACTTTGGATGCTTTGTTCAAGACATCATTCCAACCAGGATGAGACTTCTTAAGTTTGTCATAGACTTCACCAATCTCCCCACTAGCGGGAGCAGTTGCTGGGTCTGACCAGTCTCTTTGCCATTCAGGGTTATCTTCTAACCACTGACTCCAATCATGAACGCTAAGTTTAACCTCTTTTTGTTCACCAGTTTCTTTATTAATAACAGGATATGTTGCCATGATTACTTTAATTCACACTGATATTTAGATCGCCCATTCCATCGCTTCAGCGACTGCAGGAAACTGTTCACAAAAGATTTTCTTACATCCAATGGCAATGTCCATGTGCTCCTTCTGTGTGCCGTTAGCAGAACGCAATTCAATATAATGTATCCAAGACCTTACAGAACCTGTCATATACATCCTTGTAGGCGTTGCTAGGGGCAATACAAAACGAGCACACTCCTTTGCCACTCCTCTTCCAAGCATCTGTTCATACAGTGCCATAGAAGAATCAAAAAGAGTCTGCATTTGCATTTCTAAATTTTGAATCGTAAAAGGATCCAGGTCATCAATCGAGTTCTGACGGTTGTCTGTGTCTTGTCTACGGAGTGCCGGTAGAGGGATCGTCTTACCCAGTAAGGAGGAATCAGCATAGCGTTGTGAAAACTCCTGGAATGTGAAAGATCTATGTCGCAAAATTTGCGCTGCCAGTCCTCTAGTAGTATTGATCTCAAGCGTCATGGTAGCTTGTTCAAAGATGCTCCAGTGTTGATGCTTTACACAATACCTCAGAAGACCCGAAAACTTTTCGTTATTTTGATTATTAGGATTACTTACACGGGCACAATATGCCATGTGCTTCTCTGCATCAGGTGTTACACTGACAAGTTTAATCGGGGTATCCATCGTCATCATTAAAAATTTCGTCGTAGTCAGTTATGTAGTAATCAGCAGGATCATCGAAATTATCTTGCTTTGTGGTATATGCATCCACGTCAGAATAAACTTCTGACTTTAAACATTCTACCAGGGACTCAAGATTTCTGACAATCAGTTTGAGTTTCTCCTTGTCCATAGGCATAATATACTTGAACTAATTATACACAAAAAAAGGCGGGTAGTCAACCCGCCTTAGAAAGATTTAAACTGCTAAAATCCTCCTACAAATTCTTTTACATGTTGCCTGATTATCGTCACACTCTATTAAACAATCATAGTAGTCATTTATAAGATCGGATTCTTCGATACTTACATCTAAAGTTTTTTCCAATCTTTTTATACTTTCCTTCCATCCCGCTAATTGATTATACGAAATGAGATTATGCATGATTTCCTCCACTATATGTTTAGATAATAATGTAGTTGGACTTTCAGTTCACTGCTGCCTCCTAATTCTATTACTATCTAGACAAGTTTAGGTATCGTAATATACATTTGTTTCAATTTTACATAAGTATAAAAAAAGAGAGGTTTTTAAACCTCTCAAGAAGTTATTTTCCACTTCGATATGCATCGGGATTTGAGTAAAACCCATTTTGCATAACTAACACCACGATAGGTTAAGTATCTGAAGACCTTATCCGGGTCGTGTATTTCAGGATCATATTCTGGAAGATCATAACTAAATTTGATCTTCAGCATTTATTCCTCCCTCAAGTGTGTTGAAGAAGAACGATTTCACCATAGAATAAAGCCATAGTAGCAACACATGCCAAGATAATTACTCCTGTGATTTGTAGTGCTTCCATAATTGCCTCACTTAGTGTAGGTGCGACCACGATAGCAGAAGGTGCCATTAGACACTTTATGATCTGCATTCTTTACAGAATACGTAACACCACGATATGCGGTATGTGTAATCTGTGCATCATGAAGAGCAGACTGCTTGGTGATCTGATCTTTGATAAGTTGAAGTGTGTTCATTTGTTTACTCCTAAAGTAATTGGATTTTTAGGTCCGTTCCTTTAGTCGTTTGCGTCCCCGAAGGGATGAACGATCCGTTCCGCGACTTACTTGCGTCTTATACCAAGTTGCACTCACCTTCAACTTTGCTCCTAAGGTATCTGATTAGAAACATTTTGGAGTCGTAGTCTAATTTATCATCCTCTTGTATCTCAAGAGATCTTGTCATCCACCTTTCACATGACATGTGCCAGTTATAAGGTTTTGTCAAATGATCTGCATGAGATGCTAAGATGGTTAGTCCGAGTAGAATGCTTGGCATAAGATGAACGATGGGTTTATTATAAACCCTTATACTTTATTTAGTCAAATTGTGTTGGTATCAACATGAACATTTGTAATTGCGTTTATTAAGATAATTTAAGGTTTCTTTTAGAGTTCCTCTATGATCTACACCGATTGCAATCATAGGATACTCTGCTTCATCACCAAACTCTGCGCGAAATTGCTTTTCAGTGAAATGCTCATTTAAGATATATTCATTAAACTCATTATGCATACTTTGAAGAAGCATAGCAGCTCTCTCACACTCCTGACTGCCGTTGCTATAAATCCATGCATTCATTATTCTTTCTCCTTATAAATGATTGAAATTCTCCTTTTTTCTACTCCTGTATGATCAAGCAAATAAGAATACTGAACCTCTGCATCCAAAAGTTCAGCAATCTTTTCTGCTAAGTTCTTAGCAATATTCAGTTTAGTTGGTTTTTCCCAATTAGATCCTTCCACTAATTTAGAGATACCTGTTATCTGAGTGTCCACAGCAAATTTTCTAAAGTCGTCATCGATCATTTTGCCAGTCGTCAATTTGTTCTTGGGTAGGGACAATGATTCGGAAAGCAAGACCTTCCTCTTCAAACTCCTCATTCATTTTTTCGTAGGTCTCAGGTATAATTTTTTCAGTCACGTTGTCTCCAGTCATCGGGTTTGTCTTGTTTAAACCAATCTACAATTTCATCTGCTCCATCAAACCCCGTTTTGTAATTAGATGGGTCGGGGTCTCCTAGTCCCATCTTATTCATAAAATCATCTATGCTGCCCTCCTCAATATCTTGAGAAGCTTGACGACGTGCTTTACGCAACCATTCTCTGGCAGTCGTATTTGCTTTGGACAGTTTCTCTGCCCAAATCATATCTTCTAGTTTTACTTCTTCTTTGTTAGCAATCTTCTTACAGATGAACTCTAATCGTAGTCTGTATTGAGTAGATAGCATATTAGTTTTTACGCAGTTTTTTTTCTAATTCTGTGAGTTGACTAAACTCTTTGTATGCTGTCTGTGAACGTTCATTGATGATACTTAGGATATCATCCATTATGACATCGTTTTCAGCGTAATCATCCAAGTATTTGTCAATGGCTTCCTTTAGATACCTTTTCCGATGCCACTCGGGGGAGTATGGTTTATACATGATAAAGATTTTACATGCCTAGATCATAGTATTATTTACTATGGTTGTCAAGTGATAGGATCATCCTCAGATTCTTTAATCATACTGCTGATGATCTTCTCACTACCATCCATTGTCTGCAGTGCAAACAAGGATGACTTTTGATACTTCTTTAATTTTTTATATCTCTTAAGAAGACGATTGATATCATCTGGATTCATTTCGACTTCTACATCAAATCCTTTACTCATCTTTTTTTCTTCTTTTCTGTAGGTGATTTGTATCCCCATAATTTTGGTCTTACAGATCCATATCCAAAATCCATTTTTTGAACAGAACCTGGACCATACTTATCAAAATACATGTCAAATAGATCTGCAGACTTTTTACATCTTACGAGATCTATACATTCTTTTCCGTCTTTTAGATACCAAATAAGTTTAGCATCAGTTGGGAAACTTTTATCATTTGCTTGGTCAAGAGTTGTTTCCTCTAAAAGAACTTGACACCCATAGGAAGATGGATCACTTGGATTAACTTCCTTACTGTTCATTTCTTCTTCCTTTTCTATGGTTACTGTCATGAACGATTGCCCCACTGAATATCAGAATATGCTTCTTTTACATTGTCAAGACTAATTTTATACTTGGAGGATAGATTCTTATCCTTGGTTAGAATAATAACTTCTGCTTCCTTTGGATGCAACCCTCGCAAAAGGTTAATGAACATCATCTCCCTACGAATGGTAGAAAGAGATCCATTACCACCTTGAACATAATGATAAAGATTTTGATATTCACGGCGAAGTGAAGTCTTACCCCGCCCATCAAGATCTTGACCCGTTGCAGATGCTCCACCTTTTGCTTCCTTTGCAATATTCTCAGACAGTGTACCCGAATACACAGACTGATCTTCTGCATCGCCATAAGGAACTTCACCTTCTGGAAGAAGACTTACCACAGACTCATCAAAGTTCCAAACAAAAATAGTTTTCAAAGACATGTGCTCATACTTCTTAAGCACTTCCACTTTCTTTGCATTAGAACGCTGCTTGGATGCAAGTTCTAAAACTTCAAATACAAATGGATTTAAGGGAAGTTCCGGGATTGGTGCCGGTGTCTTCTTTGCTCTAGTTGTCTTCTTCGTCGTTGTCGTCATAATAGTTTTCAAATCTCACTGCTAGAATTTCGTCGGGAAGGATGTTCCCATTTTCATCAAACATCTCTGGGTGTGTATAAACTGGTTGTGTTTGATATACATGTTCTTTTGCCAGCCATCCTACTACGCCTCCGACAAAAAACATCATTAACGCTACAAGTGTACTGATGGTAAGGGTTACTGCTAACATTTTTTAACTCCAGAGAATTATTTTTTCTTAATATCAAGATAGAAGTCTAGATTAAAAACAATTTCTCTGCGAAAGAAAGAAACCATTTTACCAAACTTCATCCGAAAAGTTTTTGGTGGTTCTGGTTTTCTCCTCCTGTTGCGTAACAGCAACTCTACCCCACGATTAATGTGGGGATCTGATTTATTTAGTTTTCTTTTTTCGTCTCCCAGGTTTTCTGTCACGACTGTACCTCCATGCATCTTCTAAGATGCCATACAAATAATTTTTAATCTTTCTCGCCTGTGGTTTAGAAATATGTCCATATCCTTCACGAAGTTGCTTATGCTCATTATCATTACCACCTTTAATATACTCTTGAAGTTCTAAAGTCATATCGCTAAGTTCAGCAGCAGTTGTACTTTCAATAAATTCCTCTACTTCATATCTTTTTGTTTTACGAATTTGAAGATAATCATAGAACTTCAATACAAATTTTCCTTCAAAAGCATAATCAATTGCTTTTTCAACATCAGTGTAAATTTCGTGAAGATTGTTTTCCATTAAACCAGTTTGTTTTCCCTTAGATACTTTACAGTTTCCATACATCCGCCGATGTGTTCATTATTTAGAACAACTTGGGGAAATGTAGATCCCACACCAAACTTATGATAAAACTCTTGTCTCGTATAGTCAGTATTAAGTTTGTATACTACATGTTTTAACTCTGCCAATTGTAGCACCTGTTGAACTTTGGAGCAATAAGGACAACCATCTTTCGAGTATACAGTGAACGTCATAAAAAAAGAGGGAAATAATTCCCCCATAGTATATCATATAATTTTTACTATGACAATGGAGTCATGCCTAATGGATCAGGATTACTGGGACCAGGATCAAAATCATGTTCAGGACCAATATCATGAATTAATGGATCTTGCCCTTCAGGTTTTGAAAAGTATTCTCTAAGAACTTCAATACGTTCTTTTTCATGAGCAATAATATCCACTTGCTCCTGAATTGAAGCAAGGATATCAGAGTGCTCACCTATACCTACGGGTGCTTGAAGATAGATTTCAATATTTACTTTTGCCTTGGCAATGTTGCCTTGCGCTTGAGCAAATAAAGCATCTAGGATTTGAAATCTGAACATGTTTCTTTATTATCTAATTTATATATTAGTCAGTTAAAAAAGATGTTTTCACCTACCACAAGACTATCCATATCAGTTAACGAAAGAATTTCCATTGCATTTGATACATGTCCACAGATAGGTTTACCACCAACGTTCAATGATGTATTTAATACCATAGGAACTCCTGTTAGTTTTTCAAATTCTTCAATCAATTCATAGTAATAAGTATGATCTTGAGAAACAGTTTGTGCCCTACAAGTTCCATCGGCATGTGTGATAGGAGCAAAAGATTGTTTGTCTATTAACTCCATGACATACAACATGTAAGGTGAGTCGTAAACAAAATTAAAATAATCTCTGGACTTCTCTTCAAGTATAGATGCTCCGAAGGGTCTGTAAAATTCTCTATGCTTTACCTTACTGTTGATAATATTCTTACCATCTGCAATAGATGGATTCATAAGAATACTTCTGTTACCCAATGCTCTAGGTCCAACCTCACCCTGACCTTGATACCATCCTACAATTTTTCCTTGTGCTAAAAGTTCAGCAGTCTGTTTAATTGTTCTCTTGGATGGTGGTAATGGTTCTTCATCCTGTTGCCAGAATGGAAACCCAGATGAATCAAACTTCTCTTGATCATAATACTTTCTGAGAAATTCTACTAGTCCCAATGATAATCCACTATCGTTACAGTGAGGAGGGATAACTAAATTTGGTCTGACATTTCTGATCTCTGAATTGATTACTGTGTTCTGTGCCACACCACCACTATAAAATATAACATCAGTCTCGTCTGTATATTCTATAAAATGTTTTACAAATGCACGTTCTGTAATAGTATGTGCAGCACAAACTTTATCACAAACATCTTTAAAGTTATGTTTATGCATCCTTGTAAAGTTTGCTGACCTCCAAAGTTTTGATAAGTCAGTTAGGTCACATGAACCAGTGCTAGAATAGTTACCAAATGCTTTTAGTGCCATGATTTTACCAGCAAAGTCTAGAGAGTGTCCCTTAATGCCCATCTGATGACCGACATTAGAAAGAATTAATCCAAGACTTTCAACTTTATCTGCACTATATCTCAGTACAATCTTATCATTTTTAAATACAGTATGACCAGAATAGTCATCACCAAAACCATCGGATACAATTCCTACATCAGACTCACCAAACATC